GTCACGGTGGCCTCCACCAATAACATGGAAGCCGGCGGAAAGATTACAATAAGTTCCGTGCAGTACACCATATCGGCAGTGAACACCTCCACCAAGGTCATAACGCTGACATCGGCCCTCACTGCGGCGGCCAATTCAGGAGCCTTGGTTTCCTGTCCGTATTACAATTCCATGCTCGGTGCCGGATGGTCCTGTCTGACTTCCACCAATCCGCGTGGCGTGACGGCAGGATGGACTACGAACGAAATAACCATTACTGCGGATGCCGTACTGAATTTCGAGACATTCAAATGTGCCATCAAGGACACGGACACATCGGCCGGCAACGCCTCGGCCAACAAGGTTGTATGCGATATCATTTCTTTCACGGACATGTCCGACCCCATTACGGTGGACCTTGTCAGCCAGAAAGGGTTCACCATCAAAAATAACGGGAATGATGTCGATGCCAAAGCGGTGCTGTATCGTAACGGTGAGGTACTGGACGATGACGGGACTGCCTATACCTACACATGGAAACTGTGGAACTCGGCCGGAACATCCGTCATAAAGACTTATACGGGCAAATCCATCACCGTATCGAAAGCCGATGTGACAGGCAAGGGCGTACTGATGTGTGAAGTGTCGAAATAGTAATGAAGGAACGGGGCTTCTACGGATGGCAAGCGGTATGAACCGGTCTCATCCCATCCGTGCGGCAAAATCGGAGCCTTGCCATTTGGCGGCAACCTGCCGCCTTTTTTTGTCCTATACTTTTCTTAAAAGAGCATATGGCAAAGATACTGGTCGCCCGCGGTCAGGCGACAATCAACATGCAAAAGGACGGTTATACGCTTAGCCAGTCACCCGGTGAATACATCTTTCCTGCGGATGCCGACGGGAAGATAGTTTCTGCCGTATCCGTCACTTCTTCTGTCAAGGTCACGCTTGGCGATTCCGGTTTTACCGGATTTTCCATCGGTAACATTACTAGACCGGCAGGATTCTCCTCCATATCCGTCAACAACAGCAACAAGACCATAACTTATACGGTCGCGGCAGGAACGACCACACTGGCCGATCATGGCACTGTGGTTATTCCCGTCATTATATCCGGAATCACCTACACCCTGTCATTTGTCTGGTCAAAGGCCAAGTCAGGGGCACCCGGCAAGGATGGAAACGACACGGTGATGCTTGACTGGGTCAAGGAGTGGAATACCAACAAGACACTTATCGGCAGCAGCACGGTCATCACTCCAAAAATTTTTACAGGGATCAAAAACAGTGACGGCACGATAACCGGTGTGGCAATCGGGCAGTTTCCCCTCTCTGTCAGGACAGTTTCCGGCACCGTCACTTCTGAAACGGTTAACGGCATCTATGGTTTCAAGAACGGTTACAAGACCTTTTTTATAGACAACGGCGGCAATGTCCAGTTCGGTCATGGCGACCAGGTTGTCAAATACAATGCGGCTACCGGCAAGGTGGAGTTCGGAAATGGTGTCAGCCTGAACTGGATAGGTGCAACCTTTATTGACAAAGACGGTGTCTTTACCGGTAAACTTTCAGCGGGTACAGTAAAGGCGGTACAGCTTGACGCCTCACAGATAACTTCAGGTACGGTCTCCGCCTCACGTATCGATGTGGCTTCCCTGAAAGCCTCTCTTATTACTGCCGGGAATATCGAAGCGCTGACACTCAATGTCACGAAAGGGAAAATTGGCAGCTGGTCCGTCGACGGTGACAGCATCTGCCGGGGAGCGAAGAACAACACTTCCGGGGCGATGACCGCCGCCTCCGGCTCCATGACTTTGGGATCAAACGGCATCCGTGGTTTTAAATGGCGTTTGGATGCCTCGGGGGCGGGGGCTGTTGCGGGAGGCAATATATCCTGGGATGCCTCGGGCAATGTCACCTTTGCCTCTTCCGTCTCTTTGCAATGGACAAATCCGATCAATGCCATCGTTACCGCTTTGGGCGGAAACGGTTGTCCGAAGCTGACAAAAATCACTGCGGCCGGTATCTATACCGGCACTGTCACCGCCTCACAGATTACGGCAGGTACTATTTCTACCGACCGTATTGCCGCCGGAAGTATCACCGCCTCCAAACTGGACATCGCCAATGTGAAGGCCTCTCTCATTACTGCCGGAAATATCGAGGCCCTGACACTGAATGTCACGAAAGGGAAAATCGGTGGATGGTCAATCGGCTCAACCGCATTGGGCGGCAACCACATCCTGCTTGACTGCGGAAACAGGCGTGTGGTGGTTTACGGACTTAATTCCGGCGCGACAACCGGACAACGGGTACAATTGTATTATAACAGCGACAGCGATTTCGGGCTGTATGCGACCAACAGTGCAGGGACATGTGTCGCACGTTTCGGGTCCCAGAACAATATTGCCGGCTGGACGGTGGATGCCTCCTCCATCCGTAAGGGAAACATTGTACTGGGGAGTGACGGTTCAATAACCAATGGCACGAAATGGAAATTGAACAATGACGGAAGCGGGCAGATTGCTGCGGGGAACATATCATGGGATACCGCGGGGAAAGTCTCGTTCTCCCCTGCCGTTTCCCTGCTATGGAAAAATGACATAGAGGCCTCAAAAACAACCAATTACGGCTATCCGTATTATTACAGGCTTGTCATCAACGGGGAAGAGAACAAATACTATCCTGTCATCCTCAAGGGCGGTGAACAGAATTTCAAGCGGGACATTCTTGTGCGTCGTGCCTACAGCGAGCAGGCTCCGGCAAGTTGGAACACGTCCACGCATAAGGGCGGCCTGGTACTGCTGCTGAAAGCCAATTTCGGTGGCTGGGGCGGCATCAGCTATTCATGGGACATTTATGAACTCTCCGAATCCTATTGCCGCATGTTCGCAGGTGCGGCCTTATGTGGGAACAACTGTATGTTCTCCGTGTTCTTACGCGGCGGCGGAACGACCGGAGCAGTCTATCATATCTATTCCGACCAGCCGATTGTCAGTAACGCGATGAGTCCGTCCCCCATACCGGCAGCACCGCAGATCGCTTACAACTCGGATTTGATTTTTCAAAGCGGTTCCACCAAGGCGAATGCACCGGCTCCCCGCATGCTGACAGCTTCGGTCGAGGAAGAAATACGCCGCAAACGTTTTATTGCACTAGCACAGGGAAGTGACAGCACTCTTGCCGCACATCCGCTGACCTATATCGGCTCTACAGGCATCTATACCGGTACGTTGACGGCCGCACAGGTCAATGCCGTCAGCATCAACGCATCCAGCATCAAGACCGGGACACTCTCCGCCGACCGGATTGCAGCGGGCAGTATCAATGCCTCCAAACTCGATGCGGCCAGCATCAAGTCCTCCATCATCAATACGACCTATATCAACGGTCTGAGCTGCACCTTTACCAAAGGAAAAATCGGTGGGTTTACAATCGGCAGCGACAATATAACGACAGGCAGTATCGGTGCGACCGGTGCAATACCATTGCAGGTCCGCTCCGCATCTGCCGGTAGCGGGTATTGGTACACGGGGGCCTACAAACCGTTGGGCATCACGCTGACCTGGCATCAGAACAGCAATGCGGGGCATATTGTCTTCGGCCAGGTAGCTGCTAGTGGAAATTCTGTCAAGACCGGATTTATCGGTATCCAGATGATGTCATGGGACCATCTGGAATATTTCTGTCTTTCGGCCAACTATACAAAAAGCGGTGGAAAGGAGGTTTACAACCGGATTGCCGGTTGGGCGTTCGACCATAACCATATTTGGAAAAACAACATCTCGTTGGGCTCCGACGGTTCGATTACGAACAGCAGCAAATGGAAACTGAACAATGACGGCAGCGGACAGATCGCAGGTGGTAATATTTCATGGAACGCTTCCGGAACCGTCACTTTCGCCTCTTCCGTGTCAGCCCAATGGACAACCGGCATCACGACCGCCCAGGAACTTGCCTCTGCTATGGCGTTCGGCAAGATGCTCTACAGGGATCCGACCTTCTGGAAGGGGAACAACAGTACCGGTGTCTATAACAATTCCGGCAACGGCATGGTGACGGTCACCCGCCAGCAGGATACGTCGGCGCCCAATGACAGCAAGTATGTCCTGAAGATACAGACTAATGGAACCGCCAGTCCTGCCAACGGAGGGTTCTATTTCGGAACGGCCTGCAGTTCACGCAAGGTGCTGGTTGCCCGTATCATTGCCAAAATTCCCGCCGGACGCAATATCTGTTGGGCCTCCAACAACATTGGTACAGGAGGTTCGAGCCGCTGGCTTACCTCCACGGCAGGAACCGGAGACTGGAAAGAGTATGTATACAAGGTCGTATGCGGCACCTCAAACTTCTCCAGCACCCATTTTTTCTATATTGACGGGGCACAGGGAACATCTGCCGCTCCATTGGTCTGGTATGTAGCTTATGCCACGGTTTTTGACCTTACTTCCACAGAAAAGTATACCACGACCATCGACGCCAACGGTATTTATACCGGTACGGTGAAGGCAAACCAGATTGTTGTGGACAGTGCCCTGGTTGTAGGAGGCAGCTCCTATAACGGCAGTATTTCAGTCAAGGATGCGGGCAACGCGGTCAAAGTGACGCTCGACAGGACGGGCATCACTGCCGTAGCCGGCAAGATCGGAGGATGGACGTTGGGAACCAGCTCGCTTGTGGCGTCCGCGCCAAGTTCCGGGCATAGGATTGTAATGGCGGCCTCCGGATATATCTATCACGACAACCCTTCCACTGGAAAAGAGTATTGGGCTTTGAAAACCGACGGATCCGCTGTTTTCGGATATGGGAAAATTTCGTTTGCGGCGGACGGTTCCGGATATCTTGCGAACCAGAATATCAGATGGGATGCCGGCGGCAACGTGACGATGACAGGCACGATCAATGCCAACGCCGGCACGATAGGAGGCTTTTCCATCGGTCAGGGACGCATTGGATCTACAGCCACGGGAAGTGGTTCCGGTGGCGGACTGGCCATCTACAACGATTTGTTCCGCGTGGGAAACACCATTTCCTACGTTCTGTTGGGGGCCAACACTTTTCCCGCCTCCTCGGGCGGGACCTGTGCGGCGGGGCGCATCGTCAACAACAAGGTAAATTCATATATGAACAACTACGGGTTGTATATCGATGTGAAGAACGGTCGCCGAAACTATGGGGTGTGGTCCAATGCCCCATTGGTCGCACCAGCCGCCATCGGTCTCAAAATGAAAAAGATCTACTTCACAGGTTCCGGCTATAGCATTGACTTTTCTGACAGTAATGTCTTTTGTGTCTATGCCAACTCCACCTGCAATGTCAATCTTCCGAGCGCGTCGTCGGTTGCAAGCATGTTCGGATATTCGAGCCTTCCCTCGGATTTTGCCTATATGTTTACCCTGTTTTACAGCTACAACTGGGGAGGACATATCAATATCATGAATGTGCGGAATCAGAATGGAGGCACGTCAAATTACGGTATGGAAAGAGGGGACTCGCTGACACTCCTTTGTTGCAACTACCCGTCTTTTCATTATCAGGTATTAAATTATAATGGTTAATAACCGGAACAGAAACTTTTACCCTATACTTATTTAAAATTCAAATTATATGAACATCACCAATGTCACTATTACCAGGACAGCAGAAGAGAAGACGGAAAATGCCTTTTATATGCTGGAGTATTCTACTGTCAATGACGAACTGAACCATCTACATGTTTCTGTCAATGAAAAAGAAGCCGATGAGGAAGGCAACATAAAGCCTGTCGGAATTATCTATATGGAACAAGGGATCCTTTCCTGCAACTTTCCGATGGTGAGGGAGCTTGGTCCCATATTCCAGGATTTCGACAGGATGCAACAGGATATTCGCGAAAAAATCAATCCTAAATAAAGAATCATAATGGAACTGAGTGTCAAAGACCGCCTTTATCTGCCGACTTTCCTGCCGGCACGCGGCAATTTTAAGGAGTTCAACCTTAAAAAAGAGATTCTCCGCAAAATCGCAATTGGCGATGAGGAACGCAAGGTTATCAATCTTCGCGAAAATGCGGAGGACAAGCGTATCGAATGGGATGTGGAAAAAGAACAGCCGTTGCCGGTGGAGTTTTCCTCCGATGAGATGGCCTACTTGCAGGCCGCGTGTGAGAAAATCTCGGACGAAGAGTTACCTGACGATATGTGGGGAACTGTAGAAGCGATTTACAATGAAATCTCCAAGGAGGCATAAACTGATTTTTCTATCTGCCGCTACTCTTTATGTAAAGAGTGCCCCGGCCGTACTCTTGGTATGGCCGGGGATTTTTTGTATCAGCACATGCCCAGACAAGATATCATAATGGATGCCGAACATGGAGAAGTGGAGACTTCCGGACAGATTGCCGGAAAAACCTTCTACGACTTCCACCTGTTTGACAGTGTGGAGGGTGCCGACAATGCGGCCTGCCGTTACGGGGAGATAGCCGTACCGGTAGATTTCCTTGCATCATACAGTGATGCAAGGGGTATCCATATCCGTATTCCCTATGTAGCAGACATACGCCTGCTGAAAGTGCGTATCGCCATGAAAAGCGGTTCGGGGGGTGTCGAATATGTACGTGGTGCAGTTGACGGCAGGCATTGGTTTCCCGTCATGAGAGAGAACGAAAACGGGACAAGGGAGACGGTCACCCCCGCCTCGCTTTATGCCTTGAACGATGAGGGGATCTATAACCTGCTGCTCGAGGAGGACTGCCTGTTCATTTACAGCGGGGAAGAGACGGATTTTGGTATTGGCACCTCTAAGGTGCAGAACGAAACTTTCCTTTTGAAAGCCGCCGCCGGAAACTTATACCAGCATCCGACCACCGGTGTGGGGCTGATTGACTTCCTGCATTCCAATATGGAGAACAACGGGCTCGCCGCCAAACTGCAGGCTGAATTTACTTCCGACAAAATCATCATCAGGAATGCCTATATAGATTCGGTGACAGGAGAACTGTTCCTGGAAACTGAGGAGAAGGAGGACAGCCATGGGTAGTTACCGCGTCGTTGCAGGACAGAACATCTATGATGTAGCCCTGCACCTGTATGGAAGTGTCGAGGGAATCGTGGACCTGTTGGTCAACAATCCTGCCCTCTCGCTGGAAACAGAACTCTGTTCCGGACAGGAACTGACATATACCGACGGCTTTGTCATCAATGCCGACGTGGTCGCCTATAACGAAATGCACGGCATCGTCCCCTCCAACGGGGAGCGGCACGTCTATCCCAAATATTTCACCGGTCCGTTCACGGCAGCCTTCCTGCTCCCGCCGGCATTGGTCTCCGCAGAGTGCAAAGTGTCAGGAACGGGGACGCTGGAAGTTGACTGGGGGGACGACAGTGCTGTGGAGACCGTCATTCTTGGCCATACGCCATGCACGCTGCGCCATACTTTTGACAGGCGGGTGCGCCGGAGCCGCAAGATCCGCTGGTTTACTGATGCGGAATTCCGGTATATGGATTGGAGCGGGCTGCAACCTTCGTCCGTTGTTTTACTCCGTCCACTGCACGTGGAGGAGCTGACCCTTCGGGACTGCACACCCGCATTGGACAGCTTCGGGGTTCTGTCCGGAACTTACCGGATCGATCTCTCGGGGATAATGACGGACAACCTCGTTCCGCTTGCCGGGTGCCATAACCTGATGGAGCTCGACCTGTCCGGAGCGCGGATAAAGCCGGCCGTCATAGACAAATACCTGACAAGCATTGTGGAGCATTACGGAAACAGACGTAATTGCCGCATGACATTGCCGACAGCCCCGACGGGAACTTATAAAGAACCCGGGCGGGATGAAACGACCGGACGTTACCGTATCACATCAGGCATGGAGGCGGTATGGGTCATTCTGCATGAGGAAAGCTGGAACGAAGGTGAAGCGTGGGAATTTATCATCAACAATAAAATCTATACAGTGTAATGAGCCGTACAATAAAGGAAATATACAACGAGGCCATAGCGGAACGGAACCGGCGGCTGGAACTGACAGAGTTCGCCAGTGATTCCAAAATGTCCGTCATGAACGGAATCCTGTGGGTAGTGGCCGCTGTCATATACAGTTTCGAATCCCTGCTGGATGTCTTTGCCGTGGATATCTCCGAAGCCATTAACGGACGCATCAACGGTACTCCCGCCTATTATGCCAACGCCCTGTTGCAGTATCAGCAGGGAGATGAGCTGACGGTACGGGAAGACGGCCTGGCCTTCGGCTATGCCAATATCGACGAGACCAAACGCATCGTCACGCAAGTTTCCTATATGGAGAGCACAGACGACCGGAACCTGGACAGTAAACTTATCCTGAAAGTGGCTACCGGTGCAAAAGGCAGCCTTTCCGCCATACCCCCGAAAGAACTGGCGCCCATCAACGCCTATATCAACAAATTGAAATTCGCCGGTACACGCGTGGAAGTCATCTCAACCAAGGGCGACGTGCTGATTCCCCGCCTTACGGTCTTTCATGACGGAGCCGTACCCGAATCAGAAGTGTACGACTCCATTGAAGAGCAGTTGAATGCCTACATGATGGATATCGATTTCGATGCCGCCGTCTACGTTTCCCGCCTGACGGATGCCATACGGCGGGCAAAGCATGTGACCGATGTCCATATCGACGGGCATGCCGTTCCCGAACAAGGGGTTTTCATCGCCAGCCATGACACCGACGGCCATATACAGCCGCCACAACGCATTGCCCGTATGGCTTATACCGCATCAGGATATCTGAAGGAGTCCTCCGGGAAGGATGAGGAGGACGGGCTGCCAAATTTCCGTGAAGCCATCATTTTAAAAATAGAAAACCATGAGATATAAGCTGTCCATAGACCGTACCGTGAACCGCCTGGTTCCGCATTACCTGTCGGGACGCAGGTTCATCCTGTTCGTGCAGAGCTGCCTTTATCCGTTGCAATGCACCAATGAGCGGTTCCGTGATTTCACGAAAGAGATGCATATCCGGGCACGGATGACTTCCCAGGTAATCTACTTCGAATGGTTTCTGAACTACAAGTTTGGCAAATACATCAGGGACGGCAAGGACCGTATCCTTATCAGGGATAGTGAGAGTGTCGGTGTGGACCTCTACCATGAGGGTGCGGAATACCGGCGTCCCTGTACCATCTGGTACAATGGGGAACAGATCATATCAGATAATGATGCGGAGCGGCCCCGTCCGTTCTACCTGCTGATAGAGGAGAAACTTATCAACAAGGTCAGCTTTGTGGTCTGTGTCCCGCCCGTCACCATATCACCGCACGAGCTAGTCTATATGCTCTCCTATGTGGTGAATACTTACAAGACGGCCGGCAAGACCTATCTGATCAGGATTGACGAAGAAGAATATACACCTAACAAGAATACAGGACAATGAAAGAATATATCGCAGAGACTGGCGGACGGTACACTTACTCCGACGACATCCTGAACCTGCAGGAACTTGCCCTCAGCATGAGTGCCGTTTTTGACAGCTGTTCGGATTTCATCATCTCGGGTTGCGAGCCGGATGGTCCCCGTATCTCACCGGGATATGTGTGGCTCGGCGGTAAGGTCCGCCGTTTTGAGGGAGCCGCTGATGCCGTCTATCCTTATTATATTTACGAGGCCAACAGGCATGAGTCGGTGGTCTATGCCAATGATGTCAACAAACGCGGACGTACCTGCTACCTGTGTGCCGGAGCGAAGGCCATACCTGAAACGACCGATCCTGTTACGGGTAAATTGCCTGTAAGCATTGAAGTTACAGAAAGTTATGCCCCCCGTTTTATTGATAAATTCTTCGGGCGTTATGCCGTACTGCTGGACACGCCTTTCACCCGGCAGACCGTCAAGAAGGACCTGGTACTGGCGGGCACCCTTACCGGACAGAAAGAAATCAATTCCAGAACCGCCGTTTCTGTCAGCGGGGAAAACGGCTATATGCTCAAAGGTATCGTCAAAACTGACGGCAGCATCTCGCTTGGCGCTTATCTGCGCGGATTGCCGGTCAATGAAATTATCATCCGTACAGACGGCGGCTTCAGTTTCATGAAGCAGGGCAAGGAACTGGTTCGTATAACGGAAGACGGGATCTCTTACGGTACCTCACTGGGCGATAGCGCCCGTATCGGGGCAATCCGTATCAAAGGGTCCGATATCTATAACACTTCGGATACGACAGATGAGGGCTGTGTCCGTATCAATTATTACGGTGCGCAGGGAGGCGGAACAAGATACCGCAACTTTGCCGTACATGACGGGAAATCCGGAAGCAGCCCGGTCCTGGAAGTAACCGGCCGTACCGCCACCGTACGGGCGGGCGGGCTGTTCGTCGTGCAGAATGCCGGACGTGGGATCGACCTTCAGAATACCGCCTATACGAAAGACAATGCCAGGCTCACCAACCTGGTCACCTGGCGGGATAGTGCCGCCTCCGTGCTCGCAATGGCAGGTTTTGATACCCCGGACGATTACCGCTTTATCCTGCGGAACACATTGGGGGATATTGTGCTTGCCCCTTCCGGCTCGGTGGATGTGCTCGGCACGCTTAAGATCAACGGGAAATCCGTATCGGACACCTATGTGAGCGTCACGACCTTTGCCGGGGAGATGTCGAAGAAAGTGGATGCCGTCAAGGGAAAGCAGCTTTCCACCGAGGATTTCACCACCGAATACAAAAAGAAACTTACGGCCATCATCACCGGGGAGCTTACGGGAGGCGGTGACGGCTATGTTACGGCGGGGGCTGTCCGTGCCGCACTGAAAATGAAGCTTTCAGCCGATGAGAACCTGTCCGATATCATGGACAAATCCGCCGCCCGGAAGAATCTCGACGTCTATTCCAAAACGGAAGCCGGCGAAGTCTTCCTGAAGACCTCCGAAGGGTTGAAAGAACTGGTACGTCTGACGGCTGAAGAGATCAACAGGCTTCCGGCAGAAGAAGCCGCCGCTTTGAAAGCGGAAAAGCAGGCAGCCGTGAGGGACACCCTTAATGCCGAAAGGAAAGGTACCGGAGATTTGAAACTTGCCAAGCTGTCGAATCTTTCAGACCTTTCTGACAAGAACAAGGCCCGAAAAAATCTTGAAGTCTATTCCAAGACAGAGATAGACACGATGATGGCCGGCAAGCTTGGTACGGACTCTGCCTATCAAGGCATTGTCTTCACGGCCGGGCTTCGGGATAAATTACAGGCCATTACCACCGGTTTTTTTGCATATACCGACAGTAACGGCACCTCACACGCGCAGGTCGAGGGGTATGTGATGACCTCACAGGTGGTGGGGGAACTCAAAAAGAAGGCTGACCGGCTGTTGGGAGGCTACAGCGCTTCCGACAAGGAGACCGTCGCCACGAACCTGAACCTCTATACAAAGGCGGGTGCCGACGCCCGTTTCGCCACCCTTGAGAATCTGTTCCAGGATTATATCAATTTTTTAGTCCGGCAGGGAAAGAGCACCTCGGAGGCACAACAGTTCCTGCAGGGCAAGTTGAACGTACTCTCCAAGAATGAGATTGTCAGGGATTACCTGCGCCGGGACAGCAAGCTGTCCGACCTTCTGCTGCCAACGGCGGAGGCCAGACGGCAGGCCTGCCGTGCTATCGGAGCCGCTTATGCCGAGGAGTATCAGCCGTTGCTTGCGGATACAGGATGGGTACAGATGGAGAACAGCGGATCGGGTACCAACACACAGTCGCTCTTCGCCCGCCAAATCGGGAACATCGTTTCCATACAAGGCGCCGTCAATACGGGCAACAGGGACGGAAACAACTGGGGAGGTATCGTGGCGGTCATCCCCAACAAAATACAACCACCCCGGTACAGTGTGCGCTGCACCGCCACTGACTGGAATGATGACCATAAGTACAACCGTGGGGTATCGTTCACCATTTACGGCGGCTCGCGAAGGATACAGCTTTATGAGCGCGGTATGTACAATGCCAATGTGGAACTCAACTTTACATATTTCGTATAGCCATCATGAAACAGAAGATTAATGTAAACGGTGACATCGAAAGTCGCCGCAGGATTGCGGAACGCAGGTCCGTTCCCGCCCGAGAGAATATTTCACCCGACAACAGCCGACAGTATCATGAAACAGAAAAGGATCCGGCGACAGCCGCAGAAGAAACCGTCTTTCCGGGGAACGAATCCCCGAAAGCGAGAAGACGGAAGACCGCAGGGGACGTTTAAACGTTTCCCCTTCGACCAGACCCGGATAGGGTTCATGCTCCGTTATGAGATGCCGGTGGTTTACCATCTGCTCCGCAGGCTGTATCACCGGCAACAGCCTTTTGAACCGGACTGGCATGTCATCGAACTGGTTGCGGAGGCGTCGAAAGACCCTTCGTTCAGAAAGGCGAAATTCAGCCGCTATCTGGATGACTACCGCCGGAACAGGGTTTACTGCCGGCGGGGCAAACGGCTTACGCCCGGACGTAAAACCTATTACGAGGGCATACGCCGTCGCAAGACGGAAGAGTATATCCGTCAAAACCGCAGGAAGCTGCTCTTTGAAAGACGGAATGGGCCGGGCAGTGACAAATTGCCCGGGGAGATTAAAAACATGCTTAAAAAGAAACGGTAATGCATTGACGGACAATGACTGGCACAAACATTCATATGCATGTATGGCTGTTCGGGAGCATTTGTCTAACTTTGTATTCCACAGTCGCTGCAAGACCTTTCCATATTGTAAAATGAGTATCCGGCCAGGATACGGCCGGCGGGATATCCTCTCCCTATATTGTCAAGTGAATACGGACGGTGCAACCGAACCCGTCTGTCCTGTAACCAGTTTCTTTGCGATACGGGCCTGCCGTGTCGCACTCTTCGGGCATTTTTAATCCATAAAACCAAGCGTTTATGCAAGAAGAAGAAAAGAACAACGGCATGGAAGGCATGTCTGTCGAGGAGATGTTCCTCGGTATCCAGGAATCGTATCAGGAGGCACAGCAGCGTGCCCAGGAAGAGAACAGGGCGTTCGCCCGCACGGAATTCTTCCGCATGGACAAATTCGGGACGTACCGGCTGCGTGTCCTTCCCATCGCCCCCAATCCGGACGGTTCACCGGCCCGGCCCGGTTATGAGTATCCGGTTCATCAGTTGCTACTGGAACTGGAAAAGCCCACAACCGGAAACAAGCCCCAGAAGATGTATGTCACCGTCACCCGCGCCACCGATGCCGGATACAGTGTCGATCCCATCGAAACTTACCGGCGTATGGCCGTAGAAGCCGCAAAAGAAGCCGGGGATGAGAAACTGGCAGAAAAAATCGCCGGCGGTTCGTTCGGTGGCGGCTTGAAGTACAACTACGGGCACTGCCTCTATATCTTTGACCTGGGCGAGCGTGCCAAGGGAGTACAGATGATGACCCTCTCGCACGCCCAGTTCAAGGATCTGGACGAGCGGAAGTTCAAACTCTGGAGCAAGAAGCTGGCCAAGAACCCGTCTTATCCGTGTCCGGTTTCATCGGTGTACGACGCCTATCCCGTGGAAATAGAAAAACGGCGTAACGGGGCCAAAACCGAATACCTGTTTTCCATCGACAATGAATCCGACCCTGAACCTCTGACCAGGGAGGAGCTGGCTGCCTTGCTGGGAGCACCCCGTATTCCGGAAATCATTTACCGCTATACCCGTTATCATCTGGGTGCCACCGTTGAATTCCTTAAACAGTGCGACGGCATTTACGGCATGCGGCTTATGGAGACGGACGGGATGAAAGAGGTCATACAGCAGTTGTCCGACGAACTGCCGAAAGAAGATACCTCCTCCTTCTCGTTCGACCGCCGTACGAAAGACAACAAGGACAATATCCAGGACGGGACAGGAATTTCCCTGGACGATCTTCTTGAATATTATGACGAGCTCAGGCGGCAGGACCTCGGTGACAAGACCGAGGAGGGACAGGAGCTGCGTGCAATGATACGCAGCTACATTGAACAGGAAGCTTTGTCCGTCCGTGTCACCCGCTCGACAAGCAACCGGGAACTGCTCGAACTGATTGAGAGTGAGATGGAAGGTCCGAAACCCACAGACACACCGGAGGACACTTCCGGGGAGGAGGAACACCGGCTTGCGGAAACGGAGGAGCGTGCCGGGCGTCCCCGCCGTCGCAGATAACCCCTTTTATAAGTCTTTGAGTTTTAACCCGGCGGGAGGCGTCCACGCCTCCCGTCTTAATCACACACATTCATGGAAGAGAGCAAACCTTGCATATTGTTGTTGAATGATATCCATGTCTCAAAAGACAACATCCCTGCATTTCAGGCCAACTGGCAGGAGGCCGTGGAGATCTGCAGGAAATGGGGTATCAGCGAAATCGCCGTCGGAGGCGACCTGTTCTTTTCACGCGCGGCACAGACACTTGACGTGCTGCTGGCAGTACATGACGCCCTGCTGGAAACCTCACGTGCGGGCATCCATGTCACGCTCGCCGAGGGGAATCATGACCTCGTGAACCAGGAAGCCGTCAGAGGTTACTGTCATGTCTTTGACTGCCATCCGGATGTGACGGTAGTGGATGACTTCCTGACCCTGTCGCGTCCCGGCTGGGAGTTCGCGCTTCATCTGATGAGTTATTTTCCGGAGGACGGATCGTTTGTCGAAAGGCTCGGACAGTTGGAAGAGAAAGCGCTTTCAGAGGAAAAGAAACATTTTCTTTATATACACGAAGGTATAAACGGGGCACTGGCGCAACCATCGGAGAAAGAATTGCCCGCCAGGATTTTTCTCCCGTTTGATAAAGTTTTTGTCGGCCATTACCATAACCGGACCGTCATTCCACAAACCCGTATCGAATACATCGGGGCCTCCCGTCAGCACAACTTCGGCGAGGATGAGGAAAAAGGATATACGGTGCTTTATACCGACGGCACACACGAGTTTGTCAAAAACCGGGTGAACATGCGCTACCGTGTGGTGGATGTGCCGGTGGAACATGCCGGGCTGCACCTTATGGACGAGTTGCGCGAGACGGAGGCTGACGGCCGCTACAAGGTCAAGGTACGTGTCCACGCGCCGGCAGCTGCGATGAAGTCGGTTGACAAGGCCGCGCTGCTGGGAGCCGGGGCGGCGAAGGTGGAACTGATAGCTGATGACGAGGAACTGTTGGAGACCGCATCCTCTTCGCTCTTTGAAAAGTATGACAGCTGCCGTATCCGGGAAACTTACGAGGATTTCTGCCGGGAAAAACAGATTGAGGATGTCTCAATCGGATTAGAGTATTTATCCAAAATAGATAACAGGACATGTGGAAATTAAATAGAATAGAAGCTGAGAATCTCTGTGCCTTCCGCTCGCTGTCATACACGTTACGGCAAGGGGTTACGACACTGATATTCGGCGACAACCGGGACAATGAGTCCCAAAGGTCGAACGGTGCGGGCAAATCCGCCCTGCTGGAGTGTATCGCTGTCGGTATCACAGGCAGCCCGCTCCGTAAGATAAGGTCGGAAGAAATTATAAACGATGCGTCCGGGGAGTGCCGTATCGGATTACATTTCAGCAACGGCAACTCAGCGGAGGAACTGGTTGTCAACCGGTGCATTCCACGCAGAGGGGCATCCACGGTCAGTTGCACACTTTTCCGTAACGGTGCGCAGGTGACGACGGACGAGACTGTCCAGCCTTCGGTCGATGCCTATAACCGCTATATCCTTGAAAAGTTGGGGATCACGCGCGAGGAGCTGCTCAACAACTTCATTCTCTCCAAATACCGGTATGAGGATTTTCTTTCGTCATCGGACAAGGAGAAAAAGGAGATAATCAACCGCTTTTCCAACGGTATCCTGGTGGACGAGGCCATTGCCATACTTGAGGAGGATATCGTGCCGCTCTCAGAAAAGAAGCAACAGACGGCATTGGAACTTGCGGGACTGGACGGGCGTGTCGAGATGTTACAGGAGCAGATCCGCAAGGAAGAGGAAACCGGAGCGGAACGGGGACGTACCCGCGCGGAGCGCATCGCCTCCCTGGAAGCGGCCATCGCAGCTAAAAGGGAACAGATACGCATCGGACACGAGACGGTGGCCGGATATGAGACACGGCTTGTGGCGGTTCAGCAGGCGGATGAGGCACTGCAGTTGCTGGAATCGGGGGATACGGCACTGGACGAGTGTCTGGAAAAGATACGGGAGATGATGCCCCTCTTCCCCGATGCGAGACAGACGGACTGGAACGGGATTATCACCGGGACAAAAGAGAAGCTGCAGACGGCCGTTTCCGGGCTGTCGGATTGTGACACCTCCTTGAAACAGGCGGAACGGGAACTGGAAGAGAAGACTGAAAACTGGGAACAGTTCAAAAATAAGTATGCCGCCTTCTGTGAGGAATACAACGAGCAGTCCGGTAAGGCAGCGGACAAACTGAGGGAAACAGACGTCCGCCTGCGCAATCTTGCAGGATGCATCGAAGAGTTGCGTCACAAACGGCGTATAGTCTCGGCCGGTATTGACGAGCTCTCAAACAAACTGGCCGGTTCCGTCACCTGCCCTGCCTGCAGACATAATTTCTTAATAGCGGAGCCGCAGTTTGACATTGAGGCGGGAATGAGGGAACTAAAACTACGACAGCGGCAACTCACGGAAATTAATGGCCGTATCGAAGACAAACAGGAGGAGACCGGTTCTGTGGAGCTGCAGCAGAGCCGCCTGAACCACGGCCGCCGTACCTTGGAGGCCAGACGTACCGAATGGGAACAGCAGCTGGCCGGACATGAACGTGCCGTCAGGAACACTACCCGGAGTGTGGAAGAGACGGAAAACAGACACCGGCGTATTGCAGCCGGGATTACCGCACTGCAAAATGAGATTGAGAGCATCCGCCGTAAGGTATTCGATGAAACATTCGGATTTGTAGACGAGCGTAATGCCTCACTGAGCCGCAGCATACGGATGGAAAAGGAAGATATACAGGCGGCAGCCTGTGCCATTGACACTTTGCAAGGCACTATCAGGGAATTGAACGAGGCGGTGCCATCCGATCTGATATCCACGCTTCGGAGCACGCTCCGGGAGGTGAGGGAAAAATCCCGCGAAGCGGCGGGACGGAAGACCGCCGTCGATGCGGAACTCCGAACATTGGAGATGCAAAGAGAACGGTTCATACAGTTCAAGACCTATCTGGCCAATACAAAAATCGAGGCACTCAGCCGTATAACAAACGAGTTCCTGCAGAATATCGGCAGTGACATACGCATCCGTTTTGACGGTTATACCGTCCTCAAAAGCGGTAAGGTCCGGGAGAAGATTTCCATTTCGCTGTTGCGTGACGGCATGGACTGCGGATCGTTCGGCAAGTTCTCGGCAGGCGAAGCGGCACGGGTGAACCTCGCAACCATCCTTGCCATGCAAAAACTCGTGAACAGTAACTGTGATGATGGCAAGGGACTGGACCTTCTGGTTCTGGATGAGATACTCGAAGCGGTTGACGAGGCGGGGCTGGCTTCCATGTTCGAGGCATTGAACTCGCTCGGAGGTACCGTACTGGTTGTCTCCCACGGTAATGTTGCGGAAGGTTATCCCCATAAACTGGTAATTGTGAAAGAGAATTGCGAATCAAGGATTGGAGAATAGTACCCCGGACAGGAAAGAGGTGCTTGCATTGGATATAGCTACGCATACCGGGTATTTTTCCGTGCATGAGGCCGGAACATGGAACTTTACCGAAAGCAGACGGCGCAACGGCAACAGGATGCACGGCGCATTCCGTACCGTCCTTGTCTCGTTTATCCGCGCGCATGGTATCCGGCGCGTCGTAACGGAGGATGTGAGTGTGAACCGTTATTTCTATGACATGCGCCGACTCTCGGAACTTCGGGGAATCCTGATCGAAGTATGTGACAGCCTGGGACTTCCCGAACCGGAGTTTGTGAATCCGGCGGTGCTCAAGAAATGGGCGACGGGGAACGGGCACGCCACCAAGGCACAGATGGTGGCGGCATGCAAGGAAAGATACGGCATCATTCCGGTGGATGACAATGCAGCGGACGCCTGCCATCTCTTCCATTATTACATCCGCAGGCACAGGTTGTAGAACGGCACTTGCCAAGATTCGGGCGGCCTTCTCTCCGCCCGCTTTTTTTAAATTGATGCTCAATGGCAGCTGACAGATTAGGACATGAGATTCATTATCAACCTTTTTTCGGTCAGTGAAAACGTGGAAAAGAAAGATGTGTTTATTGCGGTTGTACCCTCTGACGATGAATCCGCAAGACGGAGGGCGGAACTTCTCAGAAAGTATGTGATGCCGCACAAGAATCTGATATACAGCATTTGTATCAAATATACCTATAACCAGGAGGACATAGAGGATAACTATCTTGAAGCGCTGGTTAATTTCTTCAAGTACATGGACAGTTATGATCCGGCGCGTCCGGTGAAAACATGGATCTATGCCGTGACCAAACGGCTTGTGGCGGACCTCAACAACCGCAACAAAAGCCGCATGCCCCCGGATGACAATATCGATATCTCGGAAATATCCTCCTCCCTGCCGGGCGAGGACGAACCGTCGGAGAACTGCATGGGAATGGATAATTATCACAAGTATTACAATGATGATATCCTTTGGGCATTGGACAGGCTCAAGCCGATTTACAAAGAGGCCCTGCTTTTACAGCAGGCCGGCTATAAGATCGGAGAAATCATGGAGATAACTTACCGCAACGGAACATTGCAGACCAGAAATGTGGAGACGGTCAAGAGCCGTCTCTTTCTGGCCAAGACACAACTGCGCAAACTTTTGACACGTGATGGAGAAAAAAGAGTGGATTGACGGATGCCGGAGGCTTTTTACACGCTTGCTCCGTGCTGCAGTGTGGCCGGATTTCCAGTTCCCGTCCGGAGGAAAGGCGGACAGACAGCTTTCGGCATGTTTCGACCTGTTGTGCCGGGAAGCCGGATCTGTCAGTCCGGAACGCCTGTCAGATTTCTGCATATGCCAGGTGTATGCCCTTTCCGGATATGCCCCCTCTTATCGTGGAAAGTGGAACATTTCCCACTCGTTTGGACGGAAGGCAACTGACCGGTATCTTCATTCCGGAAAGGAACGCCGTTATTGGGAAGACCAGTGGCTGAAAGGTTTCGGACTGTCACGTGACAGTCTGACACAGGCAGTGGAGAACCGCTGCGGGCATCCTTTCGGACGTTTCATTTACCCGGAATATGAGGAGATTACCAAACGTCGCCTGCTCTCCAGCGAGGCCGGCTATCTCGTCTGTGCGCTCTCCACATTGATGTGGACACCCTTCTCGCCGTCATGTTCCAAATGTGCGAAAGCGGATCCGTGCCGCCGTAGAACAGAGGCTCGTTATCCGGAACTTTACCGGATTCGTTGTGAGGCATGGTGGAAAGAGGAGGTGAAGCCATGAGTTCCGTCAATCCTCTCAGTGCCGAGTTCCTGTATGAGCTCTATGCCACGGCGCTGTGCCAGGAGCAGCTGTGCGCTGTCCTTTCCCGCCACATGCGCAAGGAATACCTTCCGGACCGCTCATTCCAACGGGTGCAGGAGGCTATTGCCGCACATTTCAGAACCTACAAGACACCGCCGTCATATGCCGTACTGGCACAGACTTTCCATGAGGATTACGATGCCATTGAGTTGATAGATACCTTCCGGGAGTATGACGAGGGCCAGAGTTCCGAAGTGATGATCGACATGCTGGAGTCCTACATCAAGGGTGTCCGGTTACAGTCGGTCTATGCGGAAGTGGGAAAACTGTATAACGAGAACAAACAGGACAAGGCGGAAAAGGCATTGCGCGGGTATGCCGAATGGCTGGCGGGCTTTACACTGAAGAGTACCTCGTTCATTGATGTGGCGGAGACCTTTACGGAGCGCTTCCAGCGGAACCGCCGCCGTGAGGAGGAAGAGGAACGCTCGGCATCACCACGTGTGTCCCGGTTCTATATCCCGTTTCTGGACGCGCTCAATGCCGGGCGCAACCTGCGAGGACAGCTGACCTGCTTTCTTGCCAGTACCGGTGTGGGGAAATCCCATATCGCCAAATGGATAGGTGTCAGGGCGGACATCGACGACGGGCTGCATGTGCTGCACTTCCAGCTGGAGGGGTCCGAGGAGGAAGCGTTGAACGCCTATTCGGGAGGGCTGGTTTCCAAGAACGCCTATTATTACGAACGGGGAAAGATCTCGGATACGGAGATGCGCCATCTGGAAAAGCTGGTGGCATCGTATGCCGGCAGCATCACGGTACGCAGTTATCCGCGTTTCAACGCCCAGGTATCGACACTTGACATCAAGAACGGAATCTCGGAATATCGCAAACTCAAAGGTCACAATCCAGACATCGTCATCGTCGATTCGATGGATCTGCTGACAGACGCCAACCGCCGTTCATGGGGGGCCGACCATGAACGCGCAAAGCGTATCGCCGTGGCCAATGACCTCAAGGACCTGGCGGCGGACGAAAAGGTATGGATGGTCGTGACATATCAATCGACCATTGAAGACCGCGAGTGGCTGAATGACGAAAGGAATGTACTGACAGAGTACAACTGTTCGGAGGCCAAGGGGCTGGCACGCCCATGCACGCACCTTATTTCGCTCAACCAGTCATCAGCCGAACGCAAGGAGAACATGATGCGCCTGCATGTGGCCAAGAGCCGCTTTTTCAAAAAGGGCGATACCATCAAAATAGCGACGGACTATGACAACGAGGTGTTCTATGACGGGCAGAGGACGCTGAATCTGAACAGGGAATAAAAAAACGTTCAAAATGAAAGTTCAATAGCAGATAGTTTTATTCCTGTGAAAATGAACTGCAAAAGGCAGACCAATCTCTCCCATATAGAGAAGGCTATGCTCCCAGTTCTTCCGGTCGGTCAGCCCGCCAGGCATGCAGTACAGAGTTCTGTAACAGGCTGGTAATAGCGGTATGGGACTGCCGCGGGAAACCGCTTAATTCCGGGTAACGGAGGGTGATTACGGCATGCCCTTTTTCATAGCGTACCCTAAGTCCGAGCTTCTCCAGTTCCTCCCTGATAAGGGACTCCTCGAACCCTTCGGACATGAATCTTTCCCTGAGCAGGCCGGTGATATTCCCCGTTCCGCTACTTTCGGAAAGAAAATCCTCCACCCACTGGCGGAAACTGCCACCCGTACGCATCAGGTTGTAGCGCCTCAGACAGAAATTCTCCACACTTTTCAAATCGAACTCCTTACAGGACAGCAGGGCGCAGAGAAGCGGCCCATTGGTGTCATCCTCCCTGAATTCCGCCGTCAGCACGCAGACCGGTATGCCTGTCCCGCTATCGGGTCTGTAATAAAGCCGGATGTTTTCCCTTATATACAGCCCCGTGGCGTATGTCATGCCATCCGGGGATTCCGTCATGACGGGAAACGCCTGCCATCCGGAGTTCCCTTCCCGTTTCAACAAGGTTATTGCCGGTTTACCGGACTCCTCGTCTGATGTGGAGCGTGACCTCATCGTTCCGTTGGTCTTTTTCCATCCGAGAAACCGCAGACAGTTCTCTACATCCCTCAGATGCCTTTCTCTTGCTGAATTCCCATTAAGATACGGACGAAGCGTATCCACGATTTCGGACCAGTCCTCATTTGTCTTCATATACTTTTTGTAAATAAATTTCATTAAACACAGTCGCTTTGTAATTTGAAATATAGCGATTTAATTCCGACCGGTCAAATAAATTCCCTAAAAAATCATGGAAAGAGCCACTCATGGAATCTCCTTGAGGTCTTTCCGGATTTCGGTACAGTCAGTATGTCCTTGGGGCAGACGTGAAATCTTGCCGGGCTTTTTATCCGTCCTTTCGTGCGGAGTCTGCCGGCAGGTTTTGTTGTACGGATTTTTCTTAGTAATACATGGAAGTTTCCTCTGTTATATCCCCTTTCGTCGGATAAGTTCGCGGTATCCTGCCATGAACCTCTGTCCGGGAGAAGGCCTGTTCCCACTGACCTCCTTGTTATCCGCACCAGCACCCGCCACGACATATGGACAGGTTTTCGTCCTGCCTTTTAAGGCATAGAGGCTCCCTCTCCTGTTGCGGTAGTGTGCGATACCCATTTCCGTCTTGAGAAAGCGTATCAAGACAGTATGAAATTTATGAGGCGTTTTTAAACTTTAGCCCTTGTACTGCAGCTATACCTTTCATATGGAACTGTCTGTACAGGAATATCAATATCTGGTTTCAGAGATAACCCGTGAGACGGGGGCCAAACGGGACGGGAGCGGCAAGAACCTTATAGTTCCGCGCTGTCCGTTCTGCGGCAAGCAGGGCGGTAAGTTCGGTATCTATATCGGTAAGGAAACCGTCCGCCACAGACCGTTCATGGCACACTGTTTCTCCTGCGGGGCGTCCACCCGTACACTTGCGCAGTTATTGGCGGCTATCGGACGCATGGACCTGATGGTTTCCGAAACAACAGACATCTCGGCACCGCTGAACCTGCACCTGCTGGAACCTGATGAGGCGGAAGATATAGACGATGAACTGGTCCCGTCCGGACTGCCGGACTTCTATAAACGAACTTTCCGCCACCCATATCTGAAACAGCGCGGATTCTGCTTCGATGACTATGAATACTTTCCTGCCGGAATAACCGGCAGGCTCAATCCGCGGTATGCCGACTATGTAATTTTCCCGGTAATCGACTGCGGTATGGTTGTCGGATATGTTTCGCGCCATACCTGGCCAAAAGAGGAGATAGACACCTACAACCGCAAAATGAAGTACAAAGGTGAATACAAGATACTTCGTTATCGGAATTCCACAGAGAACGACTTTTCCAAACTTCTTTATAACTATGATGCCGTACGCAAGGACGGTACCGATACGGTCATCGTTGCAGAGGGCGTTTTTGACGTCATCGCGCTGACGCGAAAACTTGAACTTTACGATAACCCGCATATTGCCGCCGTAGCGACTTTCGGAAAGAAAATTTCCGATGTGCAGATTTACAAGCTGCAATCGAAGGGCGTGAGGACCGTGGTTATTGGATATGACGGTGATGCCGTCGAGGCGGTCAAACGGGCTGCGGAACGGCTGAGGACCTACTTCGAGGTATTCATCGCAGATATAGCGGATGCCGATAAAGACTGGGATGAACTGGCGGAAACGGAGGTCTACGGCATCTTTGCCTACCGTCTGCTGTCTGTCCTTGAATACAAACTCAAAAAAGTACAGGAAAGATGATACAGGAACTGCTCGCATGGCTTGATATACAACGGATTTCTTATATACCGGTTGACACGGAGGTGGTGGACATACCCGGGTTCGGACGGCTGTTCACGGCTGACCTGTCCGGTGTGGAATCCATTTTCCGCAGTGACGGCGATAAACTTGTCTTCAATCTGATGGAGAATCCGGCAGTATTGATGGAGGAGGGAATCTACCATGTGGCTTTTCCTTTCGGATATAACTGGTACTATTACGACCTTCGGGAAGAATTCCGTTTCAATCTGTTGAAATACATCGGCCGTCCCGGGCCTCCGGCACATGACATTCCGTTTGTGAATCTTGGTGTCCATACTTCTTACGAACTGCTGAACGCCTGTGGTTCCCTGGAGGATTTATGTCGCAAGGCAAAATGGTCAGGACATACGGCGGTCGGCATTTGTGACCGTAATACAATGGCCGCCACACTCAATTTCCAAAAAGAATGTGCCAAAAACGGGCTGAAACACATCTTCGGCTACTCGCTGACAATGATTCATGAAGAAGAAGCCGTAAACCTGAAAATATATGCCCTGAACAATGAGGGACTCCACAACCTGCTGCATATCCAGTCCGCCGTGATGGTGGTTTCGGAAAACAATACAATCCGTTATGAACAGCTGCTGATGTATGCCGCAGGGTGTGTGCCGGTCTTTGCCACCCGCTCTGTCTATTGGATGGCCGGACACCCTAAACAGGTGGAACGGATCCGGAAAGGGGCCGAAGCGGTTTATTACCAGATAGACGCCAACGAATATAAGGCGGACCGTATTGACCGGGAGCAGCTGGAAGCCCTTAAATATTATTTCTGTAATTGCTATGATACCGAGAGGGATCTGTTTACAGTAGAACCGATCCTCCTGCCGGATTGCTATTACATGGACAAAGATGATGCCGCTTCCAAAATTATAGTGAACAAAATTGCTGCAGGAGCCGCACATGAACAGAGCGGGGAGCAATATTTCAAAACAGCGGATGAACTGTATGACACACTCCGTCCGCTTTTTTCCGAGAAATGGGACTTCGATGCCCTGTTCGGGCGTATGTGCCGCCCTACGGTGGAAATTGCAGAACGAGCGGAAGCCGTGTTCGAGACCGGACGGATGTTCATGCCCGAATACCGTATGCGTCCCGAAGAAGTGGAGCGGTACGGCAATCGCCGCACGATGTTTCTCCGGCTGCTTGATGAAGGGTTGAAACGAAAAGTTCCGGATATGGAACGCTACCGGGAACGGCTGGACGAGGAAGTCTATATCATCGAGTCAACCGACAACGTGGATTATTTTCTTGTACAGTGGGACATGGTGCGTGAGGCGCACCGCCGGGGCATTGCAACCGGTATCGGGCGTGGCTCCGCCGGCGGATCGTTGGTCTCCTACCTGTTGGGCATTACCTCCATCGACCCGCTGAAATACGACCTGATTTTCTCACGTTTTCTTGTTCCGGAACGCTGCGGACTGGTTTGGAAAGACGAGATAACGGTACTGGCTCCGGACATTACGCTTAACAAAGGCGAACAATATGTGGAGATACAATCTGAAAATAAAATTTATCGTCTCTGTGCGGATGCCCGTTTGAGGATTCTCCGCGATGGGGAAGAAAAAACAATATATGCCGGTGAATTGATTTGCGGTGACGAAATTCTTTTTGACCGCCGAGATTGTTTGTGGAACTTAAAGGAACTCGAAACCCATGAATCCGACTTACGAACACCGCCGTCCCTATGACGGCTGCGACCTTTACCGGGGTGACGCCCTCGAGGTGCTGCCCCTACTGGCAGGGCAGGGCATCGTTGCCGACATGGTATTGTCAGACCCGCCATATGGTACGACACACTGCCGCTGGGATGCCGTGATAGATATTCGGGGGATGTGGAATGCCATACAAGGCGTTTCCGCCCCCGGAACTCCCATACTGCTGTTCTGCCAGCATCCTTTTACCAGCATATTGGGCTGTTCCAATCTTGAAAAGCTGCGTTATGAATGGATCTGGGAGAAGACACAGGCGACAGGTTTTCTCAATGCCGGGCGTATGCCGATGAAAGCGCACGAGGACATTCTCGTGTTCTATGACAGGCTGTCCAAATACAACCCCGTCAAAACGGACGGGCACCGGTGCAAGATCGTAATGGCCGACCACCGGCGCAAGTGTGACAGCGGGGAGATATGTCGGCAGCATGACAATTACCGGGACTACATCTCCACGGAACGCTATCCGCGCAGTGTATTGAGATTCAAGACGGACAAGCAGATGTCCTGTCTGCACGCGACACAGAAACCGGTTGCCTTGCTGGAATATCTGATACGCACCTATACCGACGAGGAGGACCTCGTCCTTGATTTTGCGATGGGCAGCGGCAGTACTGCTGTCGCCTGCAGGAACATGGGACGGCGCTTCATAGGCGTGGAAATAGACCGGGATATTTTTCAAACAGCACATAACAGAATAACCAATGACTGACACCCGGGAAATCTGGGTGGATATCAAAAATTATGAAGGGAAGTATAGAATCAGCAACAAGGGGCGCATTAAGAGCCTGGAACGGCAGGTATCGCATGGCGGTATCACCTGGATACAGCCTGAACGGATCATGAGCCATTGGTGCGGGACCACCTCATATTACGACTGTGTGCGGCTTTATAAAGGAGGCGTCGGGACAAAATTCTCCGTACACCGTCTCGTGGCACAGCACTTCCTTCCGGAATGGAATCCAAAGTTGGAAGTAAACCATATTGACGGTGACCGATACAACAACAACGCGGACAATCTGGAAATGTGTACGCACCAACGGAATATGGAACACGCCATTGCGGGCGGGCTCAAACAGGATTATGGAGAGAAAAGTGTGAACGCCAAACTGACGAACGCACAGGCGGAAGAGGTACGGGTGAAGTATTTCTCCGGCAAAGCCTCACAGGATACCCTGGCAAAACAGTACGGCGTCAGCCGCCAGACGGTAAGCGCCATTGTTCGATATAAGAAATATATAAGATGAAAGTGACTCACATTAAAATCAGGAAAGCGGATACCCCTTTGACTGTCATGGATTCGTTCGTTGACAGAGGGCTGACGGAAGGCGGACACGCGTCCTTGCCCGATATCGATGTCGATTACGCTTCCGACCGGCGGCAGGAGATCAAGGACTATCTGGAAGAACGTTACAATGTGGATGGCCGCCAGCGTGTATTCTCGGCTGGAACCTTTACGACCATGAAGCTCAAGGCAGCATTGAAGGATGTGGCGCGTGTGCACCGCGTACCGCATGCCATCGTGAACTATATCACAGCCATGATAGATGACGGTACGGACTGGACGGGGCTGTTCATGCAGGCGACGACGAACAGGAAACTGCGTGAGTTTATCCAGACCTATCCGGAAGTCATTGAAGATGTGCGCGGGCTTCTCGGACAGCCCAAGGCCGCATCCATACATGCTTCCGCAATTATAGTGACACCTGATGCCCGGGACGGCAGGCAGGCCGAGTGCTTCGATTACCTGCCTGTCCGAAAGATGGACGGTGCATTAGTGTCGGAATTCGACGGCTACTCGGTCGATGAGATCGGGCTGCTGAAGGAGGATGTGCTGGCGACAAAGGAGCTCGCCAAGCTCAGCGCCGTCATCGCATTGGCCAACAGTCATTTCGGACAGGAACTGTCCATAGAACGTATCACACAGGAGATGCTGGAGGATGACAAGACGTACCGGCTGCTCGCTGAAGGCAACACACAGAATGTTTTCCAGTTCTCTTCACCCGGCATCACCCGCTTCATTCAGGATGTGCGGCCAAAGTGCATAGAGGACCTGATCGCCATCAACGCCCTATACCGTCCCGCCACGCTCGACATCGGGGCCACGGAAGATTATATCCGTTTCCGGCGGGGAGAAGTGGCGCCGGTCTATGACTACGGCTGTTACGAGGCGACGAAGAACACGTTCGGAATAATGTGCTATCAGGAGCAGTTCATGTCCATAGCCCACACGCTCGGCGACTTCGACCTCGGCAAAACCGACCTGTTGAGAAAAGCCATCGGCAAGAAGAAGGCGGATCTGATGGCTACGCTCAAGGCCGATTTCATCGCGGGGGCTGTCCGCAATGGCTGCCCGGACTATGAAGCGGAAGAAATCTGGCACAAGATAGAGGTGGCCGGAAAATATTCGTTCAACCGCTCCCATGCCGCAGCCTATGCCCTGACCGCCTACTGCGGGGCTTGGCTCAAGGCCAATTACCCGTCGGCATTCTATACCGTAGCATTGCAATGGGCGGACGACAAGGAAATCCCCCCGCTGATGGCGGAGATGGAACGCTGCTCGTCAGCCAAGATCGTGCCGCCGGACATCAACCGCTCGGGAACGGAGTTCTTTACCGATTACGCCACCGATGAAATATTCTGGTCGCTTACCCGTATCAAACAGGTGGGTGTCAAGACGGCGGAACACATCATTACGGAACGTGACCGGGGCGGGGCGTATACCGGCATTGAGAACTTCATACACCGCATTTTCCGTTACAAGCTCAAAAAGTACAGCTATTGGGATGACCCGGACAACCCGGAGGAGGCGGTGAAAGTGCCCGTGAATGCCCGTCATGTCAAGCACATGGTCCTTGCCGGATGTTTTGACCGCGTGGAAAATGTCGGGGCGGTTACCGAACGCTGCGCCCTGCTCGAACGTGCCGCCAGGGAACTGGGATTTTCTCTTTCCGAAAAAGACTTCCCCCCGGATATACGTGGGAGGCATTTCTTCTGGTCGCAACAGCAGATTGCCGTATCGGGCATCGGCAGTATTGATTACCGGCGCATCTTCGACAACTCGGAAGCCCGCAGGCAGGTCAGGGGAAAAGCCTCTTACCTGGCACTGGACAAGGTGGCACTGGATGAGAACGACGGCCGGAAGGTAACGGTCTGCGCCACGGTCGTGGAGGTTGCGGAGCATACTTATAAGGACCGGGAAACGGGAAGCCGGAAACGTTTCGCCAAGCTCACGCTCTCGCAGAACAACCGCATTACGGAATGTGTCTGCTGGAACGACTACTACATGGAACACCGCGCCGAGATACAGGCCCTCAAGGGCCGGGTGGTCATTCTCACGGCTGTCGTCCGTTACAGTGATTATAACGGATGCAATACGCTCCAAACCTATAAGAACTCAATGTTATTCATTCAATCCTAAGACATGACACCAAAAACAGAACAGAAAGTATACGTGGGGATCGGGATGGATTTTGAAACCGGCGGTCTGGACTGCCGTGAATGCGCCTGTACCCAGATCGCCCTGCAAGCCGTACGTTTCGACACCTGGCAGGTGTTCGACCATTGCCAGGCATATATCGCCCCCTATGGCAAGGCGGATGCCGGACTGCCCCGTCGCAAAGTGTTACGAACCCGCCACGAACAGGCGAAGGAGGCCGGGGTTGTCCCTATGAAATATGAGCAGACGGCATTGGACTATTCCGCCATCACTATGGAAATGTTACGCACACAAGGGGTGGATATGAAGATGGCGGCCGGAGAAATCATCGCCTTCGCCAAACGTAGCGCCTTGTCGAAAGGCAACCAGTGTAAACCCATACTGATCGGACAGAATGTCACTTTTGATATCGGTTTTTTACAACAATTGATGAACTATGCCGGACTGGTTGCTGAGTTTGAAAAAGCTTTTGCCGGAACGAAGGACTATTACGGTAATTTCCAGCCCCACTATATCGATACGCTTACAGTAGGGAGGCTGGCATTTGCAGCCGATCCGGAAGTGACTTCTTACAAATTGGAGCTGATCGCCTCCCGATTGGGAGTGGAATTGAATGATGCACATGATGCGGCTGCCGATGTAACGGCCACACTTGACATACTTGGTATCTATACCTCCCGGTTACGTCATGCGGGAGGGGAAGCAATCACAATACAGACAAAAGAGAAAACCCGTAAACACTTTAAAATATGATGACGGATATCAATAAAAAAGATGCGGAAGACATTCAGCAGGGCCCGATTCCGGAAACCATCACGTTTCATACTGCAGACCGTATGACATATGGGGCATTAGGCTATGACGGCAATGAACTTATGGCGTTTATATCGGGCTATGATCTTGAAATTAAGTTCAATTTGCGGATTATAAATTCACTGGCGGATGCCGAGGCATGTGCCGACGCGCTGGCACAAGTGTTTTATGAAGCACTGATGGAACAATTAATTAATGAGAAAGCGGATTTTGTAAAACCTCATCACTGGAAATCCGCTACTCTTTCAGAAAAAGAAGGAAATGAAATCAGACAAGATAATGGATATGCCGGATAAACCGGAAGGAAAGCCGCTTACAGAACAGGAACTGCAATATTGCAACCTCTATGTGAATGGCGGCCTGGAATATGCGGGACGACCGAAGAAATGTTTCGTGGAAGTGTTTGGGGAGAATGCGGTAAAGAATCCTAATGCTTCCGCCAACTACCTGATGAACAAGCCCCATGTATTGGCACACATCAGGACATTGCTGTCTTCGGAACGCTTTGAAATGGAAACAATGGCCGTGAAACTGCAAGTGACCGAAACCCTCAAAGCCGTCATGGACGAGGCGGCCACTTCGGACTATACGGACCGTTTCGGAGTCCCCCTCTCTCCTGCGGCACTTAGGGCCGTGTCGGTCAATGCCGCCAAGGCACTGATGGAAATTTTCCCCATCAGGCACAAGGAAGAGAGTCGCTTGCGCATCGAGGGTAATGACGGCAATGTGATTTTTAATGTAATTGTACCCCCAAAAACGACAGAAGATGACCAGAGGGAAGCATAAGATTGACAAACAGGAGATAGCCTGGTGGACTTATCTGGCAATCATGGTCGCATTGATTGTCTATGGATTTTGGGACAGTGCGGCGGCAGAACTCCTGCTCAGGGCTATCAAGGACGCATACACTCTTTTAATGGAATAATCATATGGAACAATTCAAGGAATTTGTAATAAAGTACTTCAAGATTATTGTAGTAGTACTATCGTTTTCACTGACACTGTACATACAACATATCAACAACACGGCGCAGATTGCCAGGTTGGAAACGAAATGTGCCGGTATGGAGACCGAAATCAAAAACCAGTATGACCGTATTGACGCCATGAAACTGGACAAGTCTGTTTTTGAGGCCACCATGATGCAGCTCAACAGCGTTCAGAATGATCTGCACGAAATTCGTGCGGACATTCGTGAACTCCTCAAATGCCAGGGAGCGCACAAATAGGACTATAGAACATAACCTTTCATGATTAAGAACGCATACATTACTATCATCGTCTCGTCCGAACTCTCACAAATGGGATTGGACGAACTGATCGGCCACCGTGGAGTGGTCGTGGAAGACCTCTCACAGAACCGGGAAACGAACCGGGGCAGCCTTGTGTTGTTGGAAGAAAGTTATCTGGATGAATTCCTGTGGTTCATTCCCGAAAAATCCATATCTTATGAATAAATTAAATGGAATATTGTCAACCATCCTCTTCCTGCTCGGAGGAATTGTCTGGTTGCAGCACAGACATGCATTGTATCTCACAGAAGAGCGCGACCGTTTCCGAATGAACAATACCGCGCTGCTCTCCGGTATGAAGCGGATGCAGATCGATTCCGCAACGATGGCCCTTGAGACAAAAGTACTGCGACTTACCAGAGACGAATACAAAGAGCTACGAAGCGAAGATGCTAAAATCATCAGGCAGCTTGGAATCAAGGTTAAGAAACTCGAAGCAGCGGCACGACATAACATAGAGATAAGGGTACCGGTTGATGCCGATATCCGGGACACACTCTTTATCCGTGATTCCATTTCCCAAGTCAGACAAAAAGTGGAAATGGTAACACCACATATACAATTGACAGGTCTGATTGAGGACAATCATCTTAGAGGAAATATAAGGGTTCCTGTGACCCTCCATCAAGCCGTGTGGGTAGAATACAAAGGATGGTGGTTTTGGAAACGGATTAAAGCAGTACGGCAAACCATATCAAGCGACAATCCGCATGTGGAGATTAAATATTCAGAATATATAAAATTTGCTTCTCCATAAATGTGTACTAGAACCGGAATTTGTCCATAATTATTAAAAAAACTTATCATATAGCACCTGTTTCAGATGAAAAGATAACAAGTATGAAGATACTGTCAGAACTAATTTCCATGTAAGGAATGTCTCTGTATTTACCTCCTATTTACCAATATAAAATTAATAATATTAAAAGGAACAATGTAAAAAAACAAATAATAGGCTTGAAAAAGCAATAAATATAGATTGTAAACCTGTTCCGTCATATAATAAAAATTGATATAAAGTGACTTTGATTATACTCAGAAAAAGAATATGAAACTATTATGTATGAATGGGCATTTATCCGATTCGAATGATCAAATGAAGTCAGACTTTGGATTTGATTATTACCGGCTTGATAACAATAAATCATCACGTACTCTTTTCATGAAAGTTTCTATAAATGGATGCAAAAAAGGCGGAACGAGTAAGAGTAATAATCAGAAAATCAAAATATTAATAAAAAATAATAGTCAAACAACTCGGGTTCAGTTCTCCTGTCCATTTTACGACATACTGCAAGAGATTATTAGGAATACTTTCCTGCCAGTTGGGAAGGGGGAAACGAGGTTGTATCAGCATTTTTAACACACTCCCATACATTGAATTATAATTATACTTTTTTGATATATTCAACGAAATGTTTTAATAAATATATGTTTGTCGGAATGTTTATAAAACAGCGGTGATGAATTGGTAATCATATAATTTTCAGCAAATTTGTGTTGCTGTGCCACCAAATAATTCTTTTGATCATAAAGATAATTTTTTTTAATGTCTAACAT